CCTGAACGCCTTGGCTGCCCTGTGCGCCCTGCGCGCCGGCGGTGCCCTGCGCCCCCTGAACGCCTTGGCTGCCCTGTGCGCCCTGTGCGCCCTGATTGCCTTGGACGCCTTGACTGCCCTGAACGCCTTGGCTGCCTTGTGCGCCTTGTGCCCCATCGGCGCCCTGTGCGCCTTGGCTGCCCTGTGCGCCTTGCGCGCCCTGTGCGCCCTGTGCGCCTTGATTGCCTTGGCTGCCCTGTGCGCCCTGTGCCCCATCGGCGCCCTGAACGCCTTGGCTGCCCTGAACGCCTTGGCTGCCCTGAACGCCCTGAACACCTTGACTGCCTTGTGTGCCCTGTGCGCCCTGTGCGCCCTGTGCGCCTTGGCTGCCCTGAACGCCCTGAACACCTTGACTGCCTTGCGCCCCCTGGTTGCCTTGCGCGCCCTGGTTACCTTGTGTGCCTTGAACACCTTGGCTGCCCTGAACACCTTGATTGCCCTGAAACCCCTGCGGGCCAGTCGCGCCTTGCGGGCCGGCTTGCGTATACATGACCTGCGTAGCAGTAACCACCAGACTCGCCGTAGTCGGTCGAGTCGGTGAACCAGAAATCGGAAAAGTCGTGATAGCGACAGACGTCAACGGCGACGACCAGTAAAACTGGACGTAATCATTCGCGGCGACAGTCAACACAAAGTTCCATGAAGGCAACGCGTGGCCCGAACTAGACCCGTGCTTAGACGGGACATTCACAATCCCTGTGGAACCCGGGACATCGACCCCGTTTTTTCTGAACCATACGGAAACATCACAATCGGCGGTTGCAGTGTTTACGAACTGGCCGGACCATTGCACATTGTAAGTTCCAGCATTAGCGAACGTAATCTGTGAACCGGAAACAATTGAAACCCCGTTGGCTTCATCAGTCGTTCCCAACAACATGGCTGTTGCGGTATCTGCTACCGGTGTTTGGGTTGTGTAATCCGAAAAAGCCCCGTAGTAGCCGAGTGCTCCACCAGCTCCGGCGGGACCGGCAGGCCCGGCAATGCCAGCGATCACAATTTCGGGGACTGTGCGCGTCACTTCGACCGTTGACTCCGTATTCGTCAACGTCACATCAGTCAACTTCAGGACTACTGATTCACTCATGACCTAGTGACATCCTGAACAATTGTGACTTGCCCTGCCAACAATGTCGTGACTACAGGGCCAACCGGGTTTGTTTCCTGCAAATCCCATACCCCAACCCCAGGAGTAAGGGCCGCTGTTTGGGTGGAAGTCAAAGTTGCAGACAAAGTCCCGGCGGGACCGGAAACCACGGCACAAGCGAACGTTGCCAAGACGGTTGTGTCGTCGGCGTTGCTTCGGATCTGAGCGGCATAACTACGGCCCGAAATGTCAACCGCTGCCCCAGCCGAATCTTGAATGGTGACCGAAATGGTTTCCGTGTCCCCCATCCGAATTGTGATGTTGTATGTGGCCGGCATTTCACGGCCCCTGATAGGTGTTCACGACTGACGGGGAGCCGGCGGGTCCGATTTTGTCGGATGCAATCGAGGTCAGGGCAGACAAGAGGGCGGCGACAACGGAAGTGGCGAGAAGGTGTTGCCAGTCAAGGTTTAGCCAATCCATTTGGGTTGCACCGGCCAAAGCAACGATGGTTTGAGAGAAAGTTTTGATGGCCCGTTCCGCCAGTTGCTTCAAAAACGATTTTGTGAACATCACGGTTTCCAGTCAGGAGTTGGGTATGGCTGTTCGTCGGGAAACTCATGCTCTTGAGGATCGTACTCTTCCGGTTCTTCTTCGGGTCGGGTGATTGGGATGCTCTCGGGTTCAATCGTGATCGTCATTCCTCTTCGTCCCATTCGGATTCGTCGTCTTCAAAAAGAACAGTGGTTTGAAGCGGGTTGAGAAGTGACCCGTAAAGGCAGTCCAAATACCCGGCGGCGTCGGTGATTGAGTCTTTCAACTGGTCGGCATCGAAACCCTGTTCGAGGCCGTGGGCGATTCGGCCGAGTTTCATGCAAACCATAAACAGAATGCCGGCGTTGGCATCTAAGACGTCGGCACCCCAAAGGCTGTTGAATGTGTAGGTGACGCGCGCGTAATCCTCCCAGGGCGGTCCGTACGCTCGGCCCCGATCCCCATGGACTAAAGCGAAGGCGTCCAGGAGGATGGAGGGCCAGTGGGCGTCGAATTCTTCTTCTGGTTCTATTTCTTCCATGTCGGGTTCCTTTATACGGAGTGGATGTGGAGGTCGCCCCAGCCTCGAGGGCCGTAGCCGGTTCCGATGCCGAGAGTGAGAAATCCGGAGGGGGAGTTTTGGCCGCTCATGTCGGTCCACCATCCGGATCCTCCGTCCATCGCTGGGGCTTGCATGAATGTTCGGCCGGATGTTTCTGAACATATGAAATGGTGATAGTGGCCGGTGATGAGGATGTCGGCGTCGGCGATTGGTTGGCGTCCCATCACTTGGCCTTTCCACCAGTTTTCGAGTTTGGCGGCTGGATGTCCGGAGGCGCCGGCTTTGTGGCCGTGGGCGAACCCGACGGGGATTCCGGCGATGTCTAAAACCAGATTGTTTCCGGCGGCTAGGACGGTGGTGCAAGATCCGTAGCGGTCGGGGTTGGCGGCCAAGATTTCGGCGACCTGTTCCACTACTGCCAGGTCGTCGTTGTCGGTGGTTCGGGTGAAGGCTTTGCCGTTCAACCGGTTTTCTCCGTGGTTGCCTGGTACAGCTGCCAAAACGATTCGAGGGGTGTGCCCGATGATGTTGTCGACGGTGCGGAGTATGAGTCGGCGAGCGAGGCGAAGTTGTTCTCGTCTGTCAAGGTCGACGTTGAAGGTTTGGCCGGGGTAGTGGCCGTGGCATTGTTCGACTAGATCGCCAAGGCCGACAAGGTAGACGGAGTCGACGGGGCGGCCGGCTTTTTTGAGTTCACGGATTCGTTTGGGGATTTGGTCGATGGCCTGACAGATCCTTTGGATTGTCTCTGGAGTGCCGCCATTGGCTTCGCCTGCCTTTCCCAATTGCCAGTCCGCTAAGAGGCACACAAGCGATCTGAGGGGCTGTGTGGACGGTTCAGTGGCTTTGACTGGTTTGCGGCGTTCAATAAGTCGGCAAAGGGCGTCTACGTCGGGGCGGTCGTAGTCGAATTCGCGTGCGCGTAGGGTGGCCCGGTAGTAACGGAGCCGGCGGCCGTCATGGGTGTCCCATGCCCGAACCTGGACAGATCCTTCGACAACTTCGGTGGTTAGCGGGTCTAGTCCCCAGTCGGAAACAAGTTCAGACCACACCCCTGTCGTCGGGTCGGCCTCGAGGGGTGGGGTGGTGAGGGTGCCTTCACGGCCGTTCCAGGCGACACCAGGTTCCCAGCCTTGAGGGTGGGTTCGTCGATGTCGCGATCCGGCCGCTACTTCATTTCGGAACGAGGCAGTTTCGTCGGTGTTTCCTGATTCCTTCGCCACGGATTTCCCACCCTCTCCGCTTCATAGCCCTAGAGATTGCTTCGGCATCCCAAGATGGGTCGGCCAAAACTTCCATGACTTCTTCCCGGATTTTCGGGGTTTGGTTTCGCAAAAGAAAACACAACCGGCATTCAACGCCAGGGGTGCGGGTTTCTGCTCGGACGTCATCAGCAAAGGTCATCTACGCCACCAAGGCTTTCGGGATGTCATGCGGTGAAGGACGATGTGATCGTCAAGCCGGTCCGAAACAGTTTCAACCCTTACAGCGGTCGAGTCAACCTTCTGTTCAATACGATCCAACTTTTTAGAATTCTCGGAGTGTTCGTCGGTGTTGATGCGACGTGTTTTCCGTGACTGCCAAATCACCCCAGCGAACGCTAGAAACCCGGTGACTGACGCGGCGATAATCGGTTCCCATTCCATGACATCGGCTACCGATCCTGTTAGATGGTGGGGATTGCGTCAGTGAATGCCTGATCTGCAACCCAAACTGTTTGGCCTTCTACAACGACAGTATTGGCGCCGGCTGGTATAAGAAACTGGCCGCCAGACGGTTGGGTGATGACATAAACAACATTTTTCATTTGCCCTGCCGGAATATGCCATTTCCAACCCAAACCGGCGTCACAAAGAAAAACGTCCGGACGATTCTTGCCTTTTATCAGATACCGTTTCATTTCATCGTCCTGAGGGGTTGGGGGGATCGGCGGATTGATTGCGTTGATGAGGAGCTGATCGAGACGGGCGCGGTCCGGATGTGTCGACCAGGCATCAGACCTATCCCAAGGCTGAACGTCACCATGACAGAATAACCCGGGGCGTTCGAGTGCGGCGGTGCCCACCCATTCAGCGTTTGATAACGGAATGCCCAAAAGGTTCCACAATGCGTTGATTGCTTCACCGGCCCTGGAGATCATCGATTGTGTGTTCGGATCGTCGGGGTCCAATTCGCTGGATCGTCCGGCTAGACAAATGTGCCAGGTGCGAGAGTTGTAGCCGGATGCGGCTACCGAAAAGGTGGTGTAGTCCGGCGGGACCATCACAACCGTTTCTTCACTGTCAACGATACAGGCGTATGACCCCGGGTCGGAGCGTTTCGCGATGAACGCGGCGAGGTTGCGCGCGCTTCCCGGTCCGGTGGGGCCTTCGCTGGTATGAACCCCTACAGCGTATGTCGGCGTGTTCGACCTTGAGGGATAAAACTGTGGGGAAGCCGGTGGGTTGTCGATTAGGTAGTAACCCATTAGGCCGGCGCCCCCGAAGGTCCAATGTCTTCGATGGTGTAGATAGCGGGCCGGGTTGCATCAGCAAAAAATCTGATATTCGATGATGAACCCGTTGCCCGGTATACGACAATCCGGCGATCCAGAGCGGCGGTTGTCGTGGTCGTTTCATACCAGCTAAACGAAATCCCGAAAGCGATTGTCGTTGAATTCGCATAGGGCGTGTAATCCGATGCTGCGACTTCAGATCCGCTAGAAGCGGCGTTGTAGATAGCGATTCGGCCGGTGTCGTTCACTGAACCAAAAATGATGTGACCCGAAACAGTGTGTTTCAAGTAACGGTTTGCTGGCAGGCTCGGAGTTGAAATACTGAACCCTGAAACTGTCGTCGGAGTTGCGCCAGACGATGAGGTGCCGCTAGTGATTTTGGCGGCCGCTTGAACACCCCAAGGGGAGTTCCAGCCTGGGCCTTTGCGCCATGCTGAGGCCGAAGAGTAATGGTACAAACCTTCTGAGGAGTCGTTGGAACGGATGTACGCGACCATCCCGGCTTCAGGGGCGGTTACGGCAACGTCACGCGCGCCGGTAGACGCAAACGTCATCACCGATTGTTCCATCAGATAATTGTTCATTTCCGATGCGGTCAGAACTGTTGCGGTGAAGGTTTTGAAACCGGACCCCATTGATGCTCCTAATAGGCGAGGATATTGGTGTCGAGAACTCCCAGTGTGGCCGAGTCCAGGACAAACGGTGCGTTTTGCAAAGTGGGTGTCGTGTTGAATGTGACAACCCACTTGTCTCGAGTTATCGAATGCTTTACGCCTTCGATGATCAGATATTTCAGGATTTCACTTCCCACGTTTTGGGGGGTGCGTTCTACGGTGATTCGGTCGCCGATGTCGAGGGTGACACAAGGCGACTGGTAGGTGTCTGATCGGCGAACATTTACGGTGAGCTGGTCAATTCGCATTTGCGGGTCTTTATATTGTCCGAGTTTAGAAATTGCCGTGTTGGTGGTGTAGTACCCGTCGTCGGCGATGAAACCGGAAATATCTAAAGTCCGTTTGAAATATTTGGATTGGCTGGTGGCGTCCGACGCTGTGTAGGTCGTGCCGTTGGGTTGAGTGACCGTGATTTCGTTTGCTATGTACCGGTCGTCGTATGTGAAAACAATGTCGGAGTAGGCGATTTCGCCAATGCCAGGGTTATCCGAGAATGTTTGTTGGGAAGTGATGAAGTTGCCGAACCCTTCGGCGTTGCGGTCGATAAACCGGATTTTTCCGTCGACTGACATGAAAAGGCGGCCTTGTTCGGCTGTTTCTACTTCTTTCAACGCGTCGAGAAGGCCTTTACCGTTGACTCGAATTCCTTGGACGGTGGTGTCTCCGGTTGAAAGGTCGAGACCGTCAGACATCCAAGATGTGAGAGAAGCGAGATAGGTGATTCGTTGGTCTGTGCGTTCACCAGCGCGTCCTTGTCCCGATCCGGCCTGGTAATGGGCGAGAACATCGGCGGCCAACAAGGTTGTTTCCCGATACAAAACCAGATCCTGTATCGAACCTCGAAAGTATTCGGTGAAATTGTTGGCCGGTGTCGCGCTTTTGCTGGTTGGATACCCGACATCGACGAAAGTGTAATTGTTGACAACTTCATCGCTGAAACTTGAGGTTGTTGCAGTAGAAACGCCATCAACCCAAATTTGATTGATGATCCCCACCGGGGCGTCGGATTTGTAAGAAATGGCGATGTGGTGGGGTTGCCCATCGTTGACGGTGATTTGAACGTTTTTTGTGACGAAAGATGCCGAATTGCCGTAGTTCCCGAACTGGCCGACGATTGTTCCCACTCCACCGGAAACAACCATCCCGATGGTTGCCCCGTCATGATCGCCATGATTGAAAATCCCGTAGTTGCCGGTTGTCGATTCTGTGGTTTGGATCCACATTTCGGCGGACCATTCGTTGGTTGAAAACTTTCCGAATGTAGGAAGTGGGTCAACGATTTGGATGGCTTTGTTCCCGTCGAATGATGAAGACGTGGCCGAGTCGTCGACGATAAGGCTTTGGCCTGATGTGCATGACGACTGCACAAATGGTGTCGACGAATACCAGATCGCCGAACCAGAAATTCCGGTTTGAGTTTCGAAGGGGTAAACAGTGCCGGTCGGGTCGGCGAGTCGATACCAGGCGACCGGGTTGGCAGCTCTGATCACAGTGCCCCAATAGGCGTTGAGTTTGAATTCGTTGAGGACTTTGAACGCATCGGATGCGGTCACAGTCACAGTTGCGTCGTTGGGGTAGTCGTAAGACTGAGGCCATTGGTCTACGAACCCGAAGAAAATAGAGCGGATCGTCCCACCATTAGGGGTAACTCGAATCCGGATGGGCCGTAAAGGGGTGAGTTGGCCGTAGTAAGTGCCGGCCGTGTTTTCGGGGTCGAACAGTCGGTTTCGGTTGTCAAGAATGATTTGGCAGGATCCGGCCGGATAGGTGTCTAGTTCTGAGGATCGGCCTCGAGTTGTTGACACTTGCCGAATGTGTTCGGTCACATCAGTCCAGGTGATTGACGCAAGGGTTGAGCCGATAGGGACCGTCCCTGGTCCGGCGGAAGTAGAAAAGCCGATTTCTACTGTCAAAACCATTCCGTCAAACAAGGTTTCAGTCATGATCTCCACCCGGGACCGGAGCGGCGTTCGTAACTAGATATTGCTTCGACAATGGTTTGTCCAATGGCGGCTTTGTCGGCGGTCGGGGCAACATTGACGTTGATAGTGACATTGTTGCCACTGTTGCCACCCATGCCGGCTCCGGCGTTGCTGAGAAGTGCTTTGCTGGTTGAGAAAGCATCAATGATGCGACCGTAACCCGATGGGATAAACAGTTCAGGGCCTTTCTCTCCCACCAGGTACGGACTACCCGAGTCGACAGGACCACCCGACGCGCGCTTTTTGAATCCGAGTCCCTGCCCGTATTCTCCGGTCAATTCACCAGTCAAACCCAACAAGGTCCGAATTTTTCTTTCGGCTTCAGTGGTTTCAGCTTGAACTTCAATTTTGGGTTTTTGCAAAGACAACACCAACAAATCGTAGGCAAGCCCTTGGACCCGCTTCCTCACCGGAGAATCGGGGGCGAGAGTGTCGGCAAGTTCCATCAGTTTGTCCGACTGGATTTTTGCTGATTCCCCGGCCGTCAACGTTTTATTTTGAAGGATGCTTTGAGCGGTTGCGGCCTCGAGGGCGGCTTCAGATTCTTTTTCGATTGCTTTTGTCAAAGCAAGTTCTTTTTCCAAACGGTCGTCGGCCGTGAGACTCCCGTCAGTCAAACTTTTTGTGTATTCCGTCAATGCTTTCCGAGTAGCGATTTGGGCTTCTTCAAGAGAAATGTTTGCACCGAAAAGGTCTGTTGTGACTTCATACAAATCTTCCAAAGCCTTTTTTGCTTTGTCGGCTTCGACGGCTTCATCGGTCAAAGCCTGAGTTGCGTTTTCAACCGGGTTTTTCAAGTCGTCTGTCGCAAGTTTTGCGTCTTCGACGGCTCCGGCGTATCCGTCAAATAGTTTCTGGCCTTTTTCGGCGGAAATGCCAAGATCGGACAACAGTTTTTGATATGCGGATCCGGCGGTCGTCGGGTCCTGTTCAAACAATGATTTCAAAGCGTCATCTACGGCTTCAACCGATTTGCGCGCTTTGTCTGTTTCGCCTTGTCCGATGTATTGGCTAAACCCAAGTTTCAACTGGTTGAAAGTGCCGCTGGTGTTGTCAAGAGATTTGATGGCGTCACGAAGCTTGTTGATGTCTTCGGCGAGGACACCCCCGACATCGTCACCGGCGAAGGTTTTGAGGGAGGCGGTGACACGTTCGACGTCTGTAGAACTGAAATCTGCCTGAGCGGCAATGATTGCTTTGAATCCTTCGGCGACTGCGAAAACTCCGGCGGCGGCTAACCCAATTTTTCCGAGGCTGGCCGCTGATGACTTTGCCTTCGCGCCGGCTGTGTCGATCGCACCGGCCATGTCGTAGGCCTTTAGGGCCGCCCGGTTGAATAAATCTGGAACCATTTTCACAGCCGAAACCATGAAACCGATTGCCTCTGTGGCAGGTTTCGCAACAGCGGCCACCCCTACGAAAGCGATAACTCCGGTTTGCATCGAATCCGGCAAAGCCCCGAACGCTGTTGCCGCTGTGCTAACTGCTTTTTGAATGTTTGTGTAGATCGGAAGTAATGATTCCCCAAGTTTGGCGGAGGCGTCTTCCATGCTTGCGGAGGCTCTCTGCGCCTGTCCTTGGGCTGTATCAGCCTCCCTGGCGAACTGGCCTTGTGCAAATGCGGACCGTTCGGTGATGAGTGCAAGGGAGGCTTGCCCTTTGGCGTATGCCGACACATCAGATTCCGAGGCCGCCAACCCCATCGCCACAGCCTTAGCGTTCACTTCGGAGGCTTTGAGGGCGATTCCAAACCGTTCCAGGGGGTCGTATTCTCCGCGCAATGCAGATCCCAGGGCGGCTACTGCGTCGTCAGTTTTGCCGCCCAAAGTGGCGGCAAGATCGGCGCCGATTGTTGTCAGGTTCACTGCTTGTTTGGCCGCTTCTTCGGTCGACATGCCGAAACCTTTGAGGGACGCCCCCAATCGGCTTGTCAATGTCCGAGCCGCATTCTCCGAAAGTCCAACAAGGTTGGCGGCTTCTTTGGAAAATTGGCTTACTGAACCAGCGGCGTCTTCAAACACTGCGCCAGTTCCACCGATTGACTGTTGGAGACTGCCGGCGGCGTCCACTAATTGCTTCGCCCCGTAAAGAACCGCTCCTCCGAAAAGAGCTGAGCGGAGAATATCGCCCGACTTTTTGGCGTTGTCACCGAAGCCGGCGAGTTTGCCTTCGGCTTTTTGAAGTTCGCGTTGGAGTTGTGCGGCGTCACCTACAACGGCGACCCTCACTTCCCTTTTGTCACCGGCCATTTTGGTTCCTCATTCGTCCCAACGCTTCGCATCCGGTCCGTATTCGGTGGCTTCTCGGCGTCTGGTTTGGACTTCGAACATTGCGTCGAGGTAATGGTCGGGTTCCTCGAGAAGGGTTGTCATCGGGATCCCCGAGTCGATCGCCAACGCTGCTACAGCGAGGGTGAAGAACTCGGGTCCGTAGGGTGTTCTTCGGTTTCGTCTTCCATGACGATTTCGACCCCGTTTACCGATTCCATCCATTCATCAAAATCGGGTAGTTCAGAATTGACGCGTTTTTCGGCGCACCAACCAAAGAACCATAGATGTTCGGTGTATAACCCTCCGTCTACGAAAAGGTTTGATACCGGCATTTTGAATCGACGTTCGAACTTGACGGCGTCAACTTTGCGGCCTTCAACTTCGGTCACTGTCTCGTCTTGATGGGTGATCCGATATTTTGCGAACATGATCGGGCTGTTCCTTTATCTCAGAGCGGATTGGACGGCTTTGTCAACTGCGCGGCCGGCGGCTTCCACAAGTCTGTCTTGAGTTTCCATGATGCCAGGGTAGACATATCGGCCTTTTTTGATGATAGGCCGAACAATTGTGGTGTTTCTTCCCCTGCCCCTGTTTTTGAGGGTGCCACCGAAATCCAGCCAACCGAAATATGGGGCCACTGAAGATTTGCCGCCAGCCAAAACATAGAGAGTGTTTCCACCAGCTCGGGCTTTGACAGTGAATCTGGCACGATTCGACTTTGATGGCACCCGGCGAAGAATGGCAGGGATTGTGTTGATGATGATGGCGGTTTTGAGGTCTTCGCGTAGAACCGGGACGAGGTCCGGATGTATCTTCCTCAGATACTTCCGAACCTCGGCCAGGTTGCTGACATAAACCCCAGCGCCTACAGCCATCAGCCGTTCTTGGCGATGGTGCTGGCGGCGCGCCAGCTGCCCGAAACGGTGATGGGACCGTCGACGGGCGAATCGACTGAGAAGTCGAAGAAGCCGGTTCCGTACCAATACACGGTCGGAGCGTTAGTGATGTCGGGATACAAGTAAAACTTGCGCGCATCACCATCGACGGCGGCGGTGTAGGACTGAGCGGTGGCGTCGTCGAAGTATCCGGAGAAGCTGCCCTGAGCGTCAGGGAGACCCGAAACATAGACTTTGTTTGTGTCACCGAATGACGTGACTTCAGCGGTGTCTACGGCAAACTCCGCTGACCACTGCTTGAGGAATGCGACAGAAGACGGGGCGGCAGCACTGGTAGCAATGCCGAGATAAAGGCGACCGTTGCGGCCGTGGCGACGTGCCATTGGTTTCTCCTTGGAGAGTTGGGGTTTTGGGGTTTACTGCCGGCCCGTCGGGATGGTCGGAAGAGCTGAGACATGTTCCAGCATTTGCCGGACATTATTGTCGAAGGTCCGGTCCGCTACTGCGTTTCGGGCTTTCAACGCTGCTGCTTCGCGTTGCTGGGGATGGTGAAGCCACCATCCTAGTTTCTCACCAAAGTCTTCGGCGTTTGCGAATGAAGGAAGCATGGGGAGGACATGGTCGGACTCGGGGCGGGGTTCGCGAAGAAAAAAGGTTCCTGTTGCTGCTAGTTCAATTTCTCGAGGCCCCATGGCCCATCCGGTGTCGAAGCCGGCGGCGCCTTCTTTTCGATATAGGTTGGCCGAAACATGAGTTGATGAATAAAGGTTTGCGGCGTCTTCGTTGGCGAAACAGCCGTCATCATGAATGAGGAATTGTTGTAACGGTGAATTTTCGTCTAGTTCCTGCCAATTTCCGGCTAAAGCAACGTTTATCCCGTCCCAGTTGACTTGTTCGAAGAAGGCGATTCGGGAAGGGAACGCTGTTCCTACCCAGGCGAAATCGGAACGGAGGTCGTCTTGGACTGGTCGACGGTAATGAATTTCGGGGTCATACGCCTGGGGGCTGTAAAACGTATTTGGTTGGGTGAGCCGGTATTGATCCAAGTTGCTGGGGTCGTTGATGAACGCTATGTCGGCTCTGGCGGCGATGGGTTGCTGTGAAGGGTCTTCGTAGGGTGATTCCGTGAGGACTACTGCGATTTTGATTCCGCGTGATCGGATGATGTCGAAAGTTTCGGGCGGTACCAGAAACGCTGAAGTTATGACGACAAGATCGGGCCAAAAGTCGAAACAGACGGCGCGTAATTGTTCTCCGACCATGCGTGCCGCTGTATGCCCTTTTTCCGCTTCAGGGACTTTGCCTCTGATGGCGTTTTCGCAAAAGTTGATTCGGTCGGCAAGATTGAAGTTGTGAGTTTGGTTTCCTGTCCGTTGAAAGGCTTTCAACCAGCCTCTGTGGACGTCTGCGACTGAGAAAGCCGGCCCGGGTTCTACTGTGAGAATCCGCATTCAGCCGAGAACCTCGAGGGTTACTTCGACCCCCAAATATTCGATTCCGCCAATGTTGAAAGTCCCGGGGTTGTTCCAACTGGTTACCCGACATGAGTCACAAGCCCCGTTCAGAGAGGGGTTTGCGTCGATGACATGATAAATCGAGTTTGTGCCCTGCCCTAAAAATTCGTCAAGGCGTTCCTGACCTTTTTGGTCGTCTGCCCTGGTGAGCATCACCAGGACTCCGTAGCCGACAAGCATTCCGTCAAGGTTGTCGGAGTCGAATTGACCTGTTCCGAGTGAAACCACAGCGGCGGGCGGTGAAATTTGGGAGGGGATCCATTCGTAAATGCGGAGGTTGTTGATGTTTTGGAGTGTGTTGGTGATGCCGGCCCTAACTGATGCGAGGTTCATCCGATGACCAGACCTTGTCCGCCTTGTCGACGATATGGGGCGATCATCATTTGGACGTCAGGGTCGAGGCGTGTTGAAACTCGGATGGCGCCGAATCCTTCGCCAGCTGCGAACCCTTCGGGGGTTTGTGCCCGACGATAAACCCTTGCCGCCTGGATAAGGCACGACTGAAAAATAGTGTTGGGGACAGCGGCCCAACCCCATTTGGCCGTTACTTGGACTCGAGGGCGTCGACCGGTTGTAGGAAACATTTTGGGGATCGTGGCAATGATGGTGTTGTAAGGCTGACCGGAAATGCCACCGATTTCGCTGTTGATGGGTTCCAAAACATATTCGGTGCTATCCCACGTCTGATCGTAAGTGCCATTATCGCCAGTATCGGTTTTTATAATCAACCCTGTGATGGTTGAGAAATCGTCGATGACGCAACGGATCGGACTGTCTGCGTAGTAGACGCGCGCGCTAACTGTGGAATCAGAATAAAACCTTCTTGAGGTGTAGGCGTCGATGCTTCGCGATGCGGCTTCGATCGCGGCTTCCATTTGCGGGTCTTCGGATGTCCCGTAATTTGATGAGGGGAAAAGATAGGTTTTGAAGTCGTTTAGGGTGGCGTAGCCGTTGGTGATTGCCATTATTGGCTCCATTTGTTTCGAAGTCGGGTCACGTTCTCAGTGACGGCGGCCCAACGTGCCGGACCGGATTGGGACTCTAGATGGGTCACAGTTGCCCTTGGATCGTAGACGTTGCGGAATCCTTTTTGTATGGATGCGAGGCAGAGGTCGACGTCTTCGTAGCCGTTCCAGTACCCGATATCGAAGCCTCCGAGTTGGTGGAATAGTTCTTTTCGGATGCCGAGACATGCCCCGGTGATGGCGTCAACGTCGGCGGGGGTGGTTGCCCAATCTGTGTTTAGGTTCCAGGCTTCTAATCCTGGGGGCCGTGTGAAGTCAACGGCGATTCCGGCGGATTGGATTTGGCAGTCGGGGTAGATGAGTTTCGGCCCCACTACTCCGATTTCAGGTTCGTCTAGAAGTTCGGTAAATGATGTCCAGTTGGGGTGAACGATGGTGTCATTGTTGAGGAAGATAAGGCGGTCTGATGTTGCGAGGTCGGCCCCGGCGTTGCAGGCATAGGCGAAACCTTTATTAGTTTCAAGGGCGATGGTGGCGAGTTGATCGGTTCCGTCTGTGGATCCGTTGTCGACGATGATGAGTTCGTAGATCGGGTCGTGTCTGGCGATGGAGTTGAGACAGTTTTGTGTCAGTTCAAGCCGGTTGAAGGTGGGGATGATGACTGCGACGGTCATGGCATGGGGGCCGGATCGTTGATGAGGCCGGTTTCTTCGCATAGTTTCCGCCAGGTGGTCCATAGTTCAGCGTCGTTGAGGTTTCCGAGTTGCCGCCAGTGCGCCCCGTAGGTGGGGTGGAGGGTGGTGGCGTTGTAGGCGGCGGCTCCGTTGCGGGCTTTGCTGATGAGTTGTTCGAAGGATCGATATTGGTAGTGGCGATAATTGAGGGCCTGAGCTTGTCGGCCGGGATGGTTGAAAAGGAAATGGTTTCCAAAATCGATGTGAATGCCGGGGTGATATCGGAACGCTACTTTGCCCATTTTTTGGGGTTTTTGGCGGCGGCGGATGATCCTTCGGAACGGGTTGAGTTCGGTGGGGTCGTCGTCGTCGGTGGCGATGTGGTCCCAGCCGGTAGCGGTGATGATGTCGGCGGTGGTTTTGCTGAAGAATTCGGCGAGGGTGCCGCCGGTCCAATACCAGTATTCGTCGGCGTCGAAGGGGAGAACCCATTCGGCTTCGAACTGGTCGGCCGCCATGTGGGCTAACCGGGTCATTTTTTCGTCCTGGTAGTAGCCGGGTTCTTCGTCTTGGATGATTGTGATTTGTCCGGTGTTGGCGAGGGCTGCGAGTTTCCAGGGCGTTTCGTCTACAGAGAGGTTGTCGGCGACGATGATGTGGTCGATTCCCTGGTTGAGAAGATGATCGATTGTCCAGTCGATGACGTCTTCTTCGTCTCGAACCATTGTGATTGCCACGGTTTTCATTTGATCCGCCTTGCCGGGACTCCGACCCATGTGGAGTTTGGTGGAATGTTCTGTCGAGGTAAAACAACGGTGCCGGCGCCAATTGTGGCCCGTGGCCCTATTTCGGCCAGGTTGGAAATCACAGCTCCTGCGCCGATTTGGGCGCCGGCCCCGATGGTGACGTGTCCACAGATCGTGGCCCCTGGTCCGATGGTGACGAAATCGCCGATTTGCGCGCGTGTGATGAAGACGTTGCCGTTGATGTGTGTGTGGCGCCCTAGACGGGTTTTGGGGCCGATGGTGGCGTGTTGCCCTACTACGACACCAGGAAGGGCCTGTAGCGTCGAATGAACGGCCGCTGAAGGGTGTATGGCTGTCGCTGCTCCTTCAGCCCGGTCTAATGCTTCTCGAATTCGAGAGTTGTTGTGCCCGATTAGGTAGCGGTCATATAAATGAAGATCGATGCAGGGGCCGAGAATGTCGGGCCCGTCGACTTCGTCGTCTAAGTATCCGGCGAACGGCTGGCCGGCATCTTTCAAAATGGCGGCGATATCTTGCCCATGCCCACCAGCACAAAGAACAACTACCGGACTCATAGTTGATAATTCTTTGAGCGTCGAAGTCCGATGTGAAAAGTTTTTGGTTCGTCGCCAAGTTCGCCCAAATACCCGAACCTCCAACCATCTTTCAACAATTCCGAAGTGAGTTCGGCTTCTAAACCTGCCTCATATTCGCGTGTGATAGAAGCCGGATAAAGACACGGGTTGAATGTGAAAAGGTGCCGTTGTTCGACAAAACCATATTTATTTTTGAACCGGACGGGGTCTACCCCATAGATTCCGCCGGCTTGTTGTTCCTGGGGAGACCAGGGCTGACGCAACAAGGCGATTTGGGCGAGTTCCGGTTCGTATTCCAACAATTCAATCATGAGTTCAAGGTCTACGACATCAGGGAAAATGAAATCGTCCTCGAGGTGGAAGACGTAATCCACTTCCGAGTCAATAGCGTCCCAACCGGATTGAATCGCCCCGGCCAAACCGCGTCGAGGCATGTTTTTCACAAAATCAAACCCGTCAGGGCTGAACCCTTGTTTTTCCCCTGAATCGTCAATCAAAAGTTTTTGATGCCAAGGCCAATCTAAACATTGAGCGGCGGACTCGAGAGTTCGTTGGAGATAGTCCCAACGACCATCGGTTACAACCATCAAAGCAAGTTTGGGTTTCATTGAACCTGAACCCCATGACGCGCCCATCGACGCATAAAAGCGGCTTTGTCTTTCGCAAGTTGCTGTTGCATGGCGGGATCTTCCCAGTCCCCGGTTTTTGAACCTCCGTCGATATGTTCCACAGTCGTTTCAGTTGCCATGCCATACCAGCCGCCAGCCATGTCAACCGACAAGACAAGGTCATTGTCTCCAAACCACCATTTGCAATCCTCCGGAAAATGCCAGCCTTCCTGGAACCATTCGGATTTGACCATGAACGCGAATCCGGCGAGGCCGCCGGTTCCGTCATAGCGGTCGGCACAAATGCCGTGCAACTGAACAACCTTTTCGGGGGCTTCTCGTCCGTCATAGTTGGGGCAGACGGCCACAAGACGATCATCGGATCGTAAAGCTTCAGCCATTGTGACAATAAACTTTTCACCAATCACAATGTCATTGTTGAGAAAAGCAATGTTGGCTTTCGGATGCCGATTCATTGCCCAATGTGCGCCGGCATTCCACATTTCGTGGATACCCATTCCGGCGGTGTCTAAAACTTTGGCGAAAGTTTGAGCGCCTAACCATTTGCGCGTTTCAGGATTTGAACCGTTATCCAGGACAAGGATGCCGTCGTGTTCGCCCTGGTCATGAAGTTGGCGTAGCAAAGCCTTCGTCATCTTCAAATTGTCTTTGACTGGGATGATCACAAAGGTTTTGATTGGGATGAGTTCCGGCGGGATTTGAGGCCAAAAGTCCCGTGTCGTCAACGTTCGTTTCTTTATGTGCCCGGCTTCGATTGTGGTGTCGACATAACATCGAAACCCGCACGCCTGCGCGCGCAGACTGAACACATAATCTTCGCCCATGATGTCATAAACAGTTTTTCCGGTGTCGGGGTCAACCCAATCCCATTGAACATATTTGAACCATGGTTGAGCGTCTTTCGGGTTCGCTGCCCAAATCTTTTCGAAAACGGTTCGATGGATTAGGACACATCCGGAGCCGACTGCTCCGACCTGCCAGTGCTGTTCGGCGGGGATTGTTTGATATTCGCGTGGGGTTGGCGGGTCGAGGGTTTCGAAACCGATGCACGCTGGGACAATCCGATGATGAGGGTTGAACTTTTCGGCCATGATCAAGGCCGACAGGATGGGCCGTTCGATGGGGTCGGCTGATTCGAGGAGCTGGTCGACAATGTTGAACGCGAATCGTTGGTCAGTGTCGATGAACAACAGCCAATCTGCGTCTGTTTCTAAAAACGCTTTGACGACTGTGTTTCTTTGTTGGGGCAGGTTTGTTCCTGCCTGCGCGATAAGCCAACCGGCATGATCTAGAACCCCGTTGTTTTTGTCGTCCCACGATTTGAGTGCCAAGAGGGAAAAAACGAAGTCTGGTTCGAAACTGCCGTAGATAATGCCAACGGCGACCTTCGGGGTGGATGCCATGACTGCTCCTTGTCGGGATGTCGGGGAAATATCGGGGAAATATCGGGGGGAGTTGTGGACCGGGCCTCTCAGCCCCGACGCTGAGAGGCCCGGTTCACTTCTTTTCAGACGCTCAGACCTTCAGAACCTTGAAGGCGTTGGAGGTAAGGACGTCTGCGCCGGTACGCCAGAAGGCGAACCAGCCGGCCTGTCCGGTCGGACGCTGGTTGGCGCCCATGACCATCGGCTGATACATGATCTCGACGCCAACGCGATCGATGATCTTGTAGTTTTCGAACGCCCCGAGGATGAGGACAAAATCGTTTGATCCGGAAACAATGGTGGTGTCCATTGATTCGTTCGCATACGTGTTGTATCCGATCATCTGTGCTGGGACTCCGCCACCGAATGCCGCCCAAAAGTTAGCGTTGGCATCGGTTGCGGTACGAAGCGCGTTGTAGGTGGAACGGGGGCCTAGGAACGCTGCGCTTCGACGGAATCGGGCGCCAAGGGCATTGTCCAGGGCGTAAGCGTCGGCGGCGACAAGGGATGCCGCACCGGCTGCGCCGGACGTGCCGTTGACAACCGGACCGGTGCCAGACAGGCGGGTGATAAGCCCGTAGGGCTGACCTGAACCGGTTCCGTTGATGTGCGCGGCCTCCTCGAGACGGTCGCGAGCGTCGGCGATGAGTGCGCCAACCTCGTTGAAACCCGAATCGGAGATGACTTCGTACGAACCGAACAGAAACGCTGCCGCCTTGTGAACGTTGATCGTCGGGCCAACGAAAGTCGGGGTGGCGTCTGCCGCTTCCGTACCCTCTGCAAGCCATTCGGCGGTCACTCCGGCGGAGGTGACACCATCCCACTGGTCAGTCGTGATTGACGTCACATTCGAAATCTCGCGAACCTGGTTCGAAGAACCGGCGTTGGTGAGAACGATTGTCGGGTCAAGGAACTGGGGGACAAGAACCCCACCATTTGCCGCGGTGAGCGACATGGCGGTGCGGGCCTCAGCGTTGGAAAGGATGCGGGGAACCCCGGCACCAGGGGCGCGGAAGTAATCCTCGAAAGCCTCGAGATACTCCGGCGAAGAGGTGCGGACGATGTGGCGGGCCACAATGTCCAGATCCCCGGAACGCTTCTCCAGCATCTTCGTTGCATTCTCGCGCGCTTCGTCGGTGACGAAGGACGGAAGATGCTTTTCGATGACGTCGAGGGCACGGCCACGAAGTTCGCTTCCCGACTCATGGGGGAGCGTGCTGTGGTCGAACGCGTCGCGCGCGGTGTGAGTGTTGACGTTGATGGAGGCCATAGCTCCGTCTCCTGTTTCGGTTGCGGCCGGTGCAAAGTCGGCGATGCGAGCTTTACGCTCCTCGAGGGCGGTTAGTTCAGCCTCGGAGGTGCGGACATACTCTGCGCCGGCTTCCCATGAAGCCTGTTCGTCTGGATCAAATGAACGCTCTTCAGCGTTTGTGTGCATTTCGCGAAGGACCGACTTGACGTATTCGACGCCTTCACGAAGGTTCTTTTCGTCCATTAGAGGACTCCTTCGATTTCTCGCAACTGTGAGCTGCGCTGGGTGGGTGTAAGTCCGGAGTGCGTATGCGAGTCCGGTTTCGATTCGGCGGGCCGTCCCGAAGTGCCATCACTGGCGGGTTCAGGTTGGGTGCCGAGAACAAGTGCCCTGGCGATCGCTTGCCGATCGTTTTGGGGCAGTGAGAACAATGGTGACAGATCAGCGGACCGTACGCCAACGCTTGTCGATTCGTATGCCGGGAATACTACAGGACCCAACTCTAGGAGTTTGACTTCTTCCAAAGTCCGAACGGGGATGTTCCCTGATTCGTCGACACTGTCTCGAACTACTTGAAAACGGAAACTCATTCCGTCGATCGATCCGGAGGCGATGGCATCGCGAACTGGTTGGATCAGCCAATTGTCGGCGAGTCGTGCTTCGACATACAAACCGTGTTCGTCTTCACGAAGTTTTGTGATCTGTCCGAGTGGCATTGATCCGAGAAGGGGATGCCGGCCGTGTTCGAATTGCAGGACTGGCATTTTGGCGTTGATGGATCGTTTGAATGCCCCTGGTCGGATTCGTTCTTCGAAGCGGCCTTCGTAGTTGTCAATCATGGTTGATCGGTTGAAAACGGCGGCGTAGCCGGTGAGGGTAAGCCCGTCGCCTGTGTCTTCGGCCGCACGAATTTCGAATGGGACGTCACGGTAAAGATCAGACCGGTTTTCGGTTGATCGTGCTGATTCCATTTCCATCATGGGTTCTTCCTCATCAACGGGTTCAGCCGGGGGGTTTGAAAGTAAAGATTCTGGAATGATCCAGAATTTGCATATTGCGGCCGGGTCGATGTCGCCTTCAACAATTTCGCAAGCGCGCGGACCTTCATAAAATGCACAGTTAGAACAAACAAGCCCTTCAGCGGCGAAAGGGTTGACGTCGGGTCCGGCGTAATGGGCGCCCTGCGCTCCGATGCCCTGATCAAACTTGCCGAAGATGTCGACGATTTCCTCGAGGTCTTCATAAAGTTTGTTTTGCAAAGGCGTCACAGGATAAATACCTTCGATGCTTCGGGTTTGATCATCCATGACGGACCTTTCATCATTGTTCACGTTTTCCATGATGGCAGTTGCACGGCTGCGCCCTGCGTCTCCACCCCACAAAGCCCATGCAATCCGGCCATTGCTGGGGTAGCCGTCTTCACCAGGAGACCAGCCTTCAGCCTTCTTATCGATTTCGTGCCGATCAAAATAGGCTTTGACCCGACGCCAAGTATCGATTGAGAGTTGCCGCCGGTTGACTATGTCACGGGCGCGCGCGATTCCGATGCGGGTTCCGCCTCGCCCGTATTCGCTGCGCCAATCCAAACCTTTTTGGGCTTCATCGACCATGCCGTCAGTTGGGGGGTATGAATCAGCTGCCCGACTGTCTTCACCATATTCGGCAATGTTCAGGGCGGTGAGTTGGTCTTCGGCTTCGGCTTCGCTGAGGTGACAACCCATGATTTCACCGGTTTCAGATTTGATTACGGCGTAGCCGTCGCATCCTTCCGCATCGTCAGTCACTTCATACGGCATCGGATTCACCATTTGTTGGGGCTTGCAACTGAACACTGAAAACGCCTGTATGGGTGAGCACTGTGGAATCCCCGGTTTCAATGAACTTTGTGACTGTGGACGGTTCATAACCGGCTTCGACAAGTTGCCGCATCGATGACGCCTGTGTAGCCCTAATTTCCGCTTCGTCTTTGCGATCCTCTTGGAGGAACATGATTTGGGATTGATCGAAGGAAAGTTCCGCTGGGGTGCCGACCGGTAAGGCAAGGATCCGTTCCATGGCGGCACACAGGTTCTGTGCTGTGGGGGTGAACCATGCATCAGACCAGAGGCGCCGGGTTTGAGAATAATTGCCGGCGTTCAAAGCGGATCCTGCCAGTCCTTCGGAAATGCCGAGAACAGTGGCCGGCACTCGGGATCTGAGCGCAATTCGGGTTTCGTCGACGCCTTGAGTGTTTTTCAAGTCGAGTTGTTGAAGATTCGAACCGGCGACTGTGACATCAGCTCCGCCACCCAAAACAAGAGTTTTGTAGGCGTTGGCGGAACCTTCATGGCGCTGATTGATGACTCCGGCGATATCTGTGGCCTGTTGCTGTGTGGTGTGCGGGTCGAGGGTGACAATCAATTGTGGTGTTGCGGCATTAGCAAAAAACTTTGATTTGAACTCTGTGGCTTGCCGGTCGGTTGTGATTTCCGAAAGCACCGAACCAATCCATGATTGGCCTCTCCACCAGAACATCGGGTCCGGTTCAGGTTTCCAATGTGCAACCTGGGAGGGTGCCAAAAAGATTGGATCGTTTTTAGTTGTCGGGCCACCCGGCTGATATGTGTAGCCGACAAGTTCGGCGTCAAGACTGGTAGTTGGGTCGATGTCACCCTCGAGGGAACCGAAAACGATTGTGACCCAATCCGGACGCAAAAGTTTCAACTGTCCGCCATTGCGGTAAAAGAAGGCATTGCCGGCGAGACTGTTATGTTGTTCGGCCGTGTAAAGAAGTTCGGCGCGTGTCAGATCGCCAGGGCGTTCAAGAATGGAAAGCTCAGTGTTGCCGAACAGTCTTCCTGTTTCGCCTTGCAACAACGAACGCCACTGAAACCGAATCTGAGACATCAACAAAGCGCGCGCTGTGATAGCGCCGGCGACAACTCCAGAAGAGTTGTAGACGCCTTGGACATATCCGGAGAAGTTGGCGGAGACTGCCTGCCCTGGTGCCCGTAACGGGGAAGCCATCCCCTGATAAACGTTTCCGTTGAAAGAAAACATGGCGAGGACATCTTCAAAAGTGAGTCCGTTGCTATAGGAACGCTCGGGTTCACCGGCATTTCGGAGGCGGTCTAGAAGTCTCATTCAACATCCTTGAGGAGGCCGGCGGCTATCAATGCAATCCCAGGGACACAAAATGCGAGCCATGGGAGAGGGGAAAGGGCGAGGCCGACAGTCAAAGAGACAAGGCCCACGATGACAAACAGCAAAGCGGTTTTCATGCGAGAAGCGCGAACGGGGCGACGGGCTGTTCGGGGGACATCTTGGCTACCTCGTCATAAGAGAGAATTGCGGCTACTAAACCGTCGATCTTTGCATCAATTGTAGGCTTCACGACGGCTGGCAAGTCGGTTCTACCTTTTGACTTCGTCAACAAGGCGTTCAAAGCGTATTCCCGCAACTCCTCTGAACCGTCATGGGTGAAAGATTGTTCATCGATCGCCTCGAGGAACCGGTCGATGGCCGGTCCCATCCGAGTCGGACGGTTTGTCAATACTTCGACCACCACCGGTTCTCCATAGCGTTCTCCGAACTCCTTGTCCCAAGAGTCGATTTCCTCACGCCAACCAGGCGGATCGCACGCGAAACGTCGAACTTCATATGTTTCCCGCAATTCCGCCACTTTCTCTCGGATTTCCTCTCGAGGCACCCGATAGTCCCTGCCGGCGAACTCCGGACGGCGCCAACGATCAATTAGAAACAAATGGGGTTTCTCTGTGAGAACCCATCCGACAAGGACAGTGTCGTCGGCGTGTTCGCCACGGTCCGAACCATCAAAGCCGATAGCGATGAACTCGCCTCCTTGAGGGTTCAAAGAAGGAGCTGCCAACGCATCCCATTTGTCGGGATCGATCGCGCGTTGGTCGCCCTTCCATCGGAGGTTGTGGAAATAACGGGCGTTTTCGGCTTTTACGGAACCGGGGGCACGGATTTCGTGTTCAACCATGCCAGCCAAATCCATCCAATCGGCGGCCGGGCCATACGCCTCGCGCAGAGACGCCAACTGTGCGGCATCGTCATCCCAATCAGATTCCGACATGATCCCTTCCCGATGATGCCAACAAAACCCGAAAGATCGTTTCGGTTTCTCCAACAACTTTTCGGCCTCATCGTAAAGATCCTCAGCTACCGAATGTTGACCTGGTTGGAACATTGTGGTTGTCGCCAACATCCAAGGTTGGGCAATCTTTCTCTTCCTAGTGTTTCGACGAACCATGGCGTGCATTTGCCGCAACTCCGGCAAGTAATACAAATGGGGTTCGTCGACAACTGCGAAAGATTCTTTACCGCCATCCTTTGAAGCGGCGCCGGCTGTTGACGGTCGAACCTCGCCCAATCGGCCGCCCTTGCCTAGAAGTGTCCGAGTTGACCCGATATCGAGTTGGTTGAACTGCCATTCGGTGGGAAACAGTTCGCGCGCGTGTTCCAACATTGTCTGAATGTTTCCGTAGGTGTTGCCGGTCTGGCCTTCCTCCGTCGCCAACGGCCGAATGAAGGGGTAGGTGACAGGTTTTCCGACCGGGTCACCATTGGCGTCCCAACCATCGAATCGGACCGGTCCGAGAAGTTCGGCGCAAACCAAAGCGCCGGCAAATTCCGATTTGGCTCTTCCCTTTGGCATGGAAATGCCGAAATAGGACACAACCCTTCGGCCTTCGTTCTCATGGCCTTTCGGGAAAATCCGGTAGCAATCAAGGATGATCTGGCAGAACTCTTCATCCCACACCAACGGTTCGCCTTGGATGTCTCCAGGGCCGTGACATAGATACTGCTCAGTCCAATCAATGACCTGCCAGCCGAGGGTCGGCCATTCTGTTGGGGCTACTAGTCGGGTAAGGGGCATCGTGATCAGGCCAGATTTGTTCGGCGTTGCTGGCGGCGTTCGGCAATTTCGTCTTGAACATCGGAGCTGAGAACTGGATCGGCTTTCTTCTCCGGCAACTGTGCCCATCGAAGGTCTTGCCGTCCCTTCGGGGTGATGCCGTACCGATCCAGTAGCGGCATGATTTTTGTGACGTCGATTTCTTCTTTCATGACCCGGTCATAAAGGAAGACAAGTAACTCGAGGCCCGGCAAATCTTCGGCTGAATAGAAACTTGCCCACCACGCGTTCATCCATGTCTTCCAGGCCTTCTGGCCGTGGCTGGAAAGGCCTTTGGGGCAGGGCGGGACTTTGCCGTGTTGCCAGCCTTCATGTTCAGCAACGTTCCATTTGAACACTGATTCGCGTTGATCTGATTTGCCTGGCGGTTGGGGTTTTGAGCCTGGGGGCATGAGTCCTCGATTCGTCGGGGGTTTTCCACAGAGTAGGGGTTTCAGCGGTCGACTGGTTATCCACAACCGGCAGGTTTTCCACAACCTGCCGGTTTTTTGACGATCCCGGTTGTCCACAACATATTCACAGCTTTTTCCACAAGGCCACCCATGACCCTCGGGTTGTCCACATATCCACAGGGTTGTCCACATATCCACAGGGTTATCCCCAGATTCGGGACCCTGCAAGCACAGCGAGAAGGGGGGCGCAGGGAGATTCGCCTCCGCGCCGACCAATCCGAACGCGTTCGGGGCTCCGGCCTCGGCGG